AATCTGCACGAGTCCCCGTTTGCGCAGGGATGCGGGCGAGGCGCCCGCGCTCCGACGTGATTGTTGCGACAGTCTTCACACCGCCGTTTCGGTAACGGCTTTTCACCACCCCAAAGAAAGGACACCGACCATGAACATCACGGCGGAAACCATGACGCTGATGAAGGAGGCGCTGTCTTCCGCGCGTCTCGATCTCTCCAAGGCCGTCACCACCTCGACGGGCCTTGCCTATTACGACCTGATGGGCCCGGCCAAGAATCTCTATCCGACCATCACGAAGCTCCGGAACATGACGCCGCGCGTCGGGCGGCCATCCGGTTACGGTACGGCCGCGCACTGGAAGCAGATCACCGCGCTCACCGGCTCCGGCTTCGACGCCATGGGCTGGATTCCGGAAGGCCAGCGTTCGGCTGCGATGTCCTACACCGCGACCGACAAATCCGCGTCCTACGTCACGCTGGGCGAAGAAGACTATCTGACCTTCGAGGCGGAAGCGGCCGGCGCAGGTTTCGAAGATCTGAACTCCACCGTCTCCCTGCGCCTCTTGCAGAAGACGATGCGCAAGGAAGAGACGGGCCTTCTGGGCGGCAATGCGAGCCTTCCGCTCGGCGTGCCTTCGACGCCCACGCTTTCGGCGCCGAGCGATTCCAACTCGACGCTCACCGCCCAGACCTATTCCTTCATCGTCGTGGGCCTCACGGCCGAAGGCTGGCTCAATTGCAAGGGCAATGCAACGACGGGCTTCACGCCGTCGAAGACCATCACCGGCATGGATGGCCAGACCTACACGCTGAACGGCGGCAATTCGAACGTCTCGGCCAATGCGACGGTTGCCGTCGCCAGCGGCCATGGCCTCGCGGCAAGCGTCACGCCGATCAATGGCGCTGTGGCCTATGCGTGGTTCGCCGGCACGGCAGGCTCGGAGACTCTGCAGGAGATCACGACAGTCAATTGCGCCTATTTCAATGCGCCGCTCGCGAGCGGACGCCAGGCGGCAACCACCGTCACCGCCGACAACTCCACCAATGCAGGCCTCGCCTTCGACGGCTTTCTCGTCAACGCTTTCGAAGGCGGCACGGTGACGACGCAACCGACCGGCACCAACGGCGTGGGCGCGCCGCTCACGGCTTCCGGGCGCGGCTCGATCGTTGAAATCGACACGCTGCTCGAAAACATGTGGAACGCTTACCGCCTCGGCCCCACGGTGATATTCGTCAGCTCCCAGGAGCAGAAGAACATCACCAACAAGGTGCTGTCGAATTCCTCCGTGCCGCTTCTGCGCTACGATGTCGACGGTGCATCCGGCCAGCCCTACGCGATCACCGCGGGCGGCCAGATCAAATATTACTACAACCCTTTCGACGGCGACGGCGTCACCATTCCCGTGGTGCCGCATCCCGATCTCACGCCCGGCACGCTCTTCGCCCATTGCGAGCGGCTGCCCGAATGGTACCAGTCGAACGAGGTGCCCAACGTCGCCGAAGTGATCACCCGGCGCGACTATTACCGCGTCGACTGGCCGCTGCGCACGCGCCGCCGCGAATACGGCATCTACGCGGAAGAGGTGCTGGCGGTCTACGCGCAATTCGCGATGGGCATCATCACCAATATCGGCAACGGCTGACACGCGCAGCCGTCCGCCGACGGGGCGCGAAGGTCCCCCCGCCTTCGCGCCCCGACATTTTTTGTCAGAGCGAGTTTCCCCCTCACCCGCATTTCGCAGGGTAAAAGGCTTGGCCCTGCTTCCCTCTCCCGCTAGGGGAAGGGAAAAGCCGGAGCCTCGCTCGAACTTCGCGATGTTTATGCAGCGCTCCGAATTTCTCCTCTCCCCTTGAGGGAGAGGGAAGCAGGACGTGATCGCCAAACCTGTGCAAATGCGGGTGGGGGGTCCCTCTACGAGAATCACACCATGCCCAAAATGACCACGCCGCACGGCGCGAGCTGGCGCGGGCGGATGCTTGCCCCCGGCGAGACGATCGAGGTCGGCGACGCGGAAGCGTTCCAGCTCGCAGCCCACGGCTTCGTGCTGGCGGAAGGGACAATCGACCCCGCGCGCGATGCCGTTGCCGATGTATCGGCGATGTCGCGAAAGGACCTGCTCAAATTTCTGGGTGGGCGCGGGCTCGGCAATCTGTTCCGCAAGCCCACGGAAGAATTGCACGCGCTCGCAGTCGACATCCAGATCGGCAAACTGCACGCGCCGAGGGAGCCTGAAGATGGCCGCGAATGACCTGACCACGCTCTCCGATGTCAAAGCCTGGCTCGGGCGGACGGATACGAATTCGGACGCGCTGCTCGCGAGCCTCATCACGCGCGCAAGCCGGCAAATCTATTCCTGGCTGCAGCGACCGCTGCTCCTGCCGCATGCCGTGAGCGAAAGCCGCGAGGGCGGCCGCGTGCTGGTGCTGAGGGAATGGCCGGTGCTGGCGATTTCGTCGTTGACGATCGACGGAATCGCGATTCCGCAAGCCTCTTCGTCGACGTCCGGATGGAGTCTCGATGCCTGGAACGGCGTGCCGCCCGGGCGCCAGCAGACTGTGTCGCTCCGGGATCACGCGCGCAGCCCGGTCCACATCGCCTATCAGTCTGGCTACCAGATCACGGCCGAACCGCAGATCGTCGGCGGCGGTACCGCGAGCGTTGCCGCGCCCTTCGGCGCCTGGGCCGCGGATGCCGGCGTCGCCTATGAGAACGGCGCGCGCCTCACCCCGGTTGCGGCCTCGCCCGCGATCGGCCAATACGCGCTGGGCCTAATCCCCGGACAATATGTGTTCAACGCGGGCGACGACGGCGCAGCACTTCTGATCAGTTACGGCTTCGTGCCGTCCGACCTCGCGGATGCCTGCATCGAGCTCGTCTCCGAACGCTACAAATATTCGCAGCGCATCGGCGAGAAGACGCATTCGCTGGGCGGCAACGAAACCGTGAGCTTCGACGCCACGCGGCTGACGCCGCTGATCGTCTCGTTGCTCGCGCCCTATCGCCAGGTCTCCCCGCTATGATCGTCGACACGGATGCGGCGCGGGCGAGACTCGAAACCATCGCACCGAAAGTCGCCGTGCGCATGGCGGACGCCGTGAGCGAGGGCGCTGAAGCGTTGCGCGATGCGGTTCGCGGCAAACTTTCGGGCGATGTTCTCAATGTCCGATCGGGCACCTTGCGCGACAGCATCCGAATCGAGACCGACGGAGAGGGCGCACGAATTGTCAGCGATGCGCCTTATGCGCGCATTCAGGAATATGGCGGCCGCATCGAAATACCCGAGATCGCCCCGGTGGCCGCCAAGGTGCTCGCATTTCCGTTCGCGGGGAAGCTCGTCTTCGCGGCACACACGAAAGCCCACGCCGTCGAGATTCCCGCGCGTCCCTATATGCGCCCGGCGCTCGACGATTTTGCCGCGAGCTTCAGGGCCCAAATCGCAGACGCCGTTGCGGAGGTACTCGCATGACCAGCTTTCGCGAAGCCGTCTATTCCTCGCTGTTCGGTCTTGTGAGCAGCTCGGATCTGTTCGTCACGGCGACGCGCCGCATCAAGGAGTATGCCGACGTCGACCAGGCGACGCAGCCGGCAATCCTGCAGCTCGAGTTGGGCGAAAAATGGGCGGAGCCCGGTACGCCGCCGCAGGCCGTCACCTTGCGGGCGCGGCTTTATATCTATTGCGAAAGCAACGACCCGACCCAGCCGGTCTCGACCCAGATCAACGCGGCTCTCGACGCGGTTGCAGACGCGCTCGCGCCCGATGACGTCGACGAACGACAGACATTGAACGGGCTCGTCTACAACACCGCCATCACCGGCGAAGTGACGATCGCCGAAGGTCTTTCGGGGCAATCCGAAGCGATCGTTCCGATCGAGATCATGCTCGGATAATGCGAATGGCGAGTGGCGAATAGCGAATAGAGCGCAGACGTCACGCCCGAGGCTTTCCATTCGCCACTCGCCATTCGCTATTCGCCGCAATCCTGTCCCCACCAATTTGCAAAGGAGTTCCCCATGCCCGCATTGAACGGAAAGAAAATCTTCGGCGCCGGCCGCTTCTTCGGCATCAACAACATCGCCACACCCACGCCTGCGCGCTTCGTGCTGCCGCAGGACATGAGCGTGACCTTCAAACGCGGCGTGAAATCGCTGTTCGGCGAGAACCAGCTCGCGGCCGACCTCTCCGGCGGCGAGATGGAAGTTTCCGGCAAGGTCAGCTACGGCACCTCCAATGCGCGGGTGCTGGCCGATCTCCTGTTCGGCGTCGGAAGCACCACCGGGCAGACACTGGAGTCCGACTAC